CGGCGAAGACAAACGGGCGGCCCTGCTGAGTGGTCTGCAAGCCGAACCGGTAGGTGTTGCGGAAGGTCTGGTACTCCCACTCGACAAGCCACTGCTCGTCGATGATCCCCAAGGCCGTCCGGTAGGTCCGGAGCGTGTCCTTGAACCAGTACCGGTGGCTGGTCAGGCCGGCAGCCGCGGGCGTGTAGTCGCCAACGCCGGCCGCCGTCTGGAAGCTGAACGCGCCGCGCATGAAGAACCAGGCGTCGTGCATCCCCTGGATCTCAAGCCAGGCGGAATTGACGTAGTCCACCAGGCGCCTGGCCTCGCCCGACTGGCCGACCGTCGTCGCCGGGCCGGACCCCGATACGCCGCACTCCTGGCGCAGGGACTGGGCGAGTTGCAGGAAGTTCATCTCAGACCGGGCTGGACAACATCTGCTTGAGCCACGCACCGCCCTTGCGCGGGTTCGGATCGTGGGTGACGCTGAACGGGTAGGTCAGGCTCAGGACGTTCTCCTCGACGAACCCCATCGATCCGTCCGGGTTCACGGTCTTGCGCTGGCGAACGCGCGACTGTTTGGCCTGCGCCAGTACAGCAACGTGATACCGGCGCAGCTTCATCGTGTCACCGCGCACGGCCAGCTTGTAGTCCCCGTTGACGTTGAGCTCAACGTAGGAGGCGTCGTTCTCGTTGGTGGACTCGTTCAGAAAGACCTCCAACTCATCTCGCATGAAGACCTCGAAGTCCACATCCTCGGTGCGGATCACGCGATCCAGATCGATCTCCGGGCTGGCGCCGAAAAGGGTTCGGCCGGCAGCGGTGTCTTCGATCGAGGCGGTCTGGACCGCACCCTCGATGTCCACGTTTCCGGACTCGACGGTGGGCTTGCGCTCGTAGGAATTGATGCGATTGGTCGGGGGCATTGATGAATCTCCGATGGATGCTGAGACAAGGAAGCCGCCCGAAGGCGGCTCCCCCGGCCATTAGGCCGTCAGCGGCTCGCCCGGGATGGACGAGAGGTTCAGGTAGGTCGTGGTCACACCGGCCGCGCCCAAAGCGGTCGTGCCCGGGATGAACGTGGTGTTTGCCGTCACCGCGATCCGCATCACGCCAAAGCAGGTCAGGCCGCGCTTGGGAGCCGGGAAGTGCAGCGCAGCAGTGCCCGCCGACAGTTCAGCCGTATTGACGATCGGACCGGGTTCGATCGACACGGCGCCCGCGGTGTCCATGTACAGGCCGTACAGACGGGTCGAGCCACCGGTCGCGCCGGTGAACGATCCGTTGGTGGCGGCGCCATACACGCTCGGGCCGGTGTAGGAAATGGCGATGTTGTCGGTGATCGCCTTGGAGTAGAAGACACCGTTCACCGTGAAGGTGACGGCGACAGTTGTCTTGATCGTGCCGGCGGTCGTGCCGTTGGCCAGCGCGCCAGAGGTGTAGGCGAGATTTCCGCCCTGGGAGAGTGCGAGATTGTCCATGGTGAGACCCTTGAAAAATGGTTACAGCGGGTTGAACTGAGCGGCCGCCAGGCCGCCCAGTGCTGCGTAGTTCGTGTCGGTGACCCCGGCGTCGAGATCGAGCTTGGCGAGCACCACGGCATACTTGGTGCGAAGGTCGTTCAGTTCGGCCCGCAGCAGATCGAGTTCCAGCGCCAGACTCGTCCGGTCGCTGACGCCGAGGCTTTGCAGTCGATTCACGGTCAGTCGGTACGGCATACGAAATTCCTTTCAGATGGGGGGCTCAGGGCCCCCCGCTTGATCACAGGCCGGAAGCGGCCGCCTCGAGGCGGACCATCCAGTTCTCGTTCAGGCGGACGGCGGACTTGTAGAAGTTCGCCCCCACATACCCGAACTGACCCATGGGGTTCGCGTGCGTGATGGTCTTGGCCGGCAGGTAGATCGGCTGGATCGCGCCCATGCCCTTCAGTGCCACCTGACCCCAGGCCTCCTGCGCCACCACCATCAGCGGGTAGACGTCAGCCGTCGTGCCGGCGGTGCCGCCGTTGGACAGGAACGCACCCGCAGTGACCGTGCCGCCGGCCTGCAGGAAGGGCCGGAAGTACGGGCTGGTGATGAAGCGGAACTGCTCGACAGCGCCGATCTCGCGCTCATGCACCGGCTTCTGCGTGCCGTACTCCACCACCGGGGTGAAGCCCACCAGGTTGCGGATGTCCGCCTCCAGGTCGGTGTGGATGAACACCAGGTACGCCGGGTGGATGCCCGAGGTGCCGAAGTTCGGGCCCGCCGACAGTTTCTCGGTGACGCGCGAGGCGTGCGCCGACTCAAGCTGGCGCGCCGCTTGGCGCAGCTTGTTCAGCGTGATCGCGGTGTTGACCGACGCGCGCGCCGCGCCGTTGGCAAACACGACGTTCGTGCCACCGCGGACCACGCCGTAGGCGATCAGTTCCTCGATCGAGGCCATGTGCTCGCCGACGAGCTTGGTCATGTCGCCCGGGATGTCGTCCTCATACATCGACTCGGCCTTGGCCGAGATCTTCATGAGCACACCGTACTGCTGCAGGGTCACCTGGACGTCCTGGTAGCTGATGGTGCGAGCGGCCGGCGTGACGCCCTCTTGCAGCAGGTAGTTGCTGGTGGTGACGTTGGGCGCGCCGTTGGAGGCGGCGTCGATCGGCAGGGCGCGACGGAACACGACCGTGTCGGTCTTGTTCTGCGGGATCTGCTTCTGGGTGCCGAAGGTCGAGAGGACCTTGATGGGCTCTGCGCGCTTGAGCATCTCGCGCTCGGCCATGATGAGATTCCGCGAGGGAACCAGCGAGTAGGTTTGCATGATCGGTTACCTTTTGTGTTTTTCGAGTTCGTCGAGGTAGGCCCAGTACTCTTGGCCGCTCATCTCCTCGATCGGCTTGGCCCTGGCTGACACGCCAGAGCGACCGGAAGGAATGGCTGCCGCAGAGGACAGGCGTTGAGTTCGTTGCGCTGACGACGTCTTCGTGCCGTCGAAGTACAGGTCCAAAAGTCGGGTCGCGTCCTGCGGGCTTTCGCTCGCCGCAAGCATCTGAACCTCTCTCGGTTGCCTTCCCAGCCAGCCCCTGAAGACCGGCTGCGACACAGTGTCCTTCCAGCCCGGATGACGCACCTCCACCTCAACCTCTGCGCGCAACTGAGACAGATCGGCCGCGGTGATCGAGGGCTGCGCCTGAGTTGGCTGCGGGATCCGCTTTGCCACCTCCTGCATCTGCTCCTCAAGCACTGCACCCATCGCCTCGGCGAACTCCGGGTAGTCGCGTCGAAGGGCCTCCATCGCCTTGGTGGACTTCTGCGCCTCGACGAGTTGCTTCGCCGTGGGTGCGTCTCCACCTTGAGCCGTGACCTGGTGAGCCGACTGAAGCTGTTGCTTCAACTGGCTGTTCAGGCCACCGATGTGTCCTTCTGCGTTCCTGAGTCGTTGCGTTGCCTGGTTCAGCGTGGATTCAAGACCGGCTATTCGGTCCAGAAGAGCCTGATGCTCAGGGCTTGACTGATCCTGCTGCTTGTCGCCGGCCACGGGGGCGGGCTGCCGCACAACGGGATCCTGTCTGCTCGCCTGCTCAAGTTGCTCATCTGTTGCCGCGCGCTCGTCGCTGGGCGGGGAATCGCCCGCCTCCTGCGCGTCGAGCTCAAGCCAGATGTCTTTCGCTGCGTCGTTCGGGTTGGTTCTTTCCTGTGTGGTTTGCATTGGGCTCTCTTGCTGCTTTTGGCCGTCAGGCCGGGGTGTCTTCGCCGGCTAGCTCGCCGGGGGAGACCGCTTGCCCTGCGCTCGCGGAGTCCGCGAGGGCAAGGATTCGTTTGACCTCGGCGATCGAGCCTCGAATCGCCGCTGTCTTTTCCGGGCCGAATGACTGGCCATCGTTGAGTTCACGCAAGTCCGCGAGACGGATCTCAAGGGCGTGCGTCAACCGCCTCCAGGTCGGGGACTGGAAGTCTTCGTGTTTCATTCGGGGCAAAAAAAAAGCCGCCCGAAGGCGGCTTGAAGGGAGTCTGGACAGGAGACTTGGGAACCGTGGAGACAGTGACCCGACCCAGAAACTACATCATTGTGATTGAGCTTGTCAAATCATCAGATTCCTGCGCCTGTTCTCACTCGCAGCGCGGCCTCGGCGTTGAATCGTTCGCGCTGGTCCGAGATCCTGATGAGCTCAAGCCGAGACTTGGTCTCCATCTCATCGCGCGTCAGTTGGCCGTCCTGCTGCAT